AAAGGAGACATTTAATGGCTAGAGAACCTATTGCAGGCATGATGGACAACGTCCCGTCTCAGTTGGACATGGAGGACTTGGCGGCTGAAGTAGAGCTTGAGCTACCGGGCAGCATGGACGACAACGTAGTTGCTTTTGAGGGTGTTGCCGAGGGCATGGACATTGAGATGATCCCCGAAGATGACGGTGGGGTTACCATTGATTTTGATCCGCAGGACCAACGCGGTGACGGCGATGATTTTTATATGAACCTTGCCGAAGAGATGCCGGACCGTGAGTTGTCGCGCATTGCAGGCGAGTTGATGTCTGAGTTTGATAGTAACAAGTCGGGACGACAGGAGTGGGAAGATGCTTACGCCAACGGTTTGGAACTTCTTGGTTTCTCCTACGAGGAGAGAGCGCAGCCGTTCAGAGGAGCCTCTGGAGTTACGCATCCCCTGCTCGCAGAGGCTGCTACACAATTCCAAGCGCAGGCGTTTAACGAGTTGTTGCCAGCTTCGGGTCCCGTGCGAACTACTGTCTTGGGAGCCGAAACAAGGGAAAAGGAACAGCAGGCTGTTCGCGTAAAGCAGTTTATGAATTACTACATCACCAACGTGATGGAGGAATATACGCCTGAACTTGATCAAATGCTGTTTTTCCTGCCGTTAGCAGGTTCCACATTCAAAAAAGTTTACTACGACGAAACAAGAGGTCGGGCGGTCAGCAAGTTTATACCGGCTGAACACCTTGTTGTGCCTTATGAGACTTCAGATTTGGAGACTTGCCCCAACATAACGCAGGTTTTGCGTATGTCGTTGAACGATCTTCGTAAGAAACAGGTGTCTGGGTTCTATCTGGACATCCCTGTACTGCCTTCGCAGGGCGAAGCGGGGTCCGTGAGCGACGAGATAAACCGGATTGACGGTGTTTCGCCGTCTCAGATTGACTATGACTGCACGATATTGGAGTGTCACGTTGATTTGGACCTTGAGGGGTATGAAGAAGAGGACGAGGACGGCGAGCCGACGGGTATCAAGATACCATATGTGGTGACAATCAGTCAGGACAACGGTCAGGTACTGTCAATTCGTCGTAATTACCTTGAGGAAGACGAAAACAAGAAGAAAATACAGTATTTTGTGCATTATAAGTTCCTTCCGGGGTTTGGTTTCTATGGATTAGGTCTAATTCACACGATTGGTGGCCTGTCTCGCACAGCTACGGCGGCACTTCGTCAGTTGATCGACGCTGGTACGTTATCTAACCTTCCAGCAGGCTTTAAGGCCCGCGGACTACGGATCAGGGACGATGATGAGCCGTTACAGCCGGGTGAATTTAGGGATGTGGACGCTCCGGGCGGTGCTATTCGCGACAGTTTGATGCCTTTACCGTTTAAGGGTCCGGATCAGACTCTGTTTAACCTGCTTGGTTTTGTGGTTCAGGCGGGTCAGAGGTTTGCCACCATAACGGACATGAAGGTTGGCGACGGCAACCAGAACGCTGCTGTTGGCACTACTATTGCTATGCTTGAGCAGGGCTCTCGTGTGATGAGTGCGGTGCATAAGCGGTTGCACTATGCCATGCGTATGGAGTTCAAGATGCTGGCGCGGGTTATGTCGGAGAGTTTGCCGCAAGAGTATCCGTATTCGGTAGAGGGCGCAGAGTCGGCTATTATGGCAAGCGACTTTGACGACAAGATCGACGTAGTGCCTGTTTCTGATCCGAACATGTTTAGCCAAGCGCAGCGTATTGCTTTGGCTCAGACCAAGATGCAGTTAGCCGGTGCGGCTCCTGATATGCACAACATGTACGAAGTATACAAGGACATGTACGAGGCGTTAGGCGTGAAGGACATAGACAGGATTATGAAGCGTATTCCTGATGAGGAGCCTACACCGAAGGATCCGGCGCAGGAGAACATCGACTCAATGGACATGGTGCCGTTGCAGGCGTTTGAGGGTCAGGAACATGAAGCACATATTATGGCACATATGGTATTTGGCTCTACGCCAATGGTTGCTGGAATGCCTGCGATGGCTATGGCGCTTCAGAAGCACATCATGGAGCATGTGAAGATTGCAGCGCGGGAACGGGCGGCGGTGCAATTTATTCAGTCGCGGCAAGCGGCTGGAGGTGAGGCTGCAACTGAAGAGGAGATGTTGCAGGTGGAGGGCTTGACGGCACAGTTTGTTGCTGAAGGTATGCAGATGGTCAAGCAGATGTCTCAGCAGGTGTCGGGTCAGGGCCCGGATCCGCTAGTCAAGTTGAAGGAGCAGGAGCTTCAGATCAAGGCACAGTCGGAGCAGGCGGATGCACAGGTAGACCAAGCCAAGTTGCAGCTTGATGCACAGAACCAGCAGATGCGGTCAGAGCAGTTCCAACAGCGCTTACAGGCCCAAGAGCGCCAAACCCAAGCCCGTATTCAATCTGCAATGGAAAGGGAGTTGCTTAAACAGCGCGGGAAGTAAGGCAACGCAGGGGGCAAAATGGATCCAATTACGGCAATGGCTACCGCGTCGGCAGCCTTTACTACTATTAAGAGAGGTTTTCAAGTCGGGCGTGACGTAGAGTCAATGATGTCGGACATTGGACGCTGGATGGGTGCGCTTAGTGACCTAGACCAAGCGGCTAAAGAGGCCAAGAACCCGCCTATCTTTAAGAAGTTGTTTAATGGCACTAGTGTTGAAGAAGAAGCCATCACTGCTTTTGCTAATAAAGAAAAGGCCGCAGCACAGCGATACGAATTGCAGCAGTGGATTAGCCTGACTATGGGTAGGTCTAAGTGGGATGACCTAGTTCGTATGGAAGGTCAGATCCGAAAACGCAGACAAGAAACATTGTACAAACAACGCGAACGGCGTCAGAAGTTTGTAGAGATTGTAGTGTGGGTCGTTATGCTTGGATTAGCCACAGTAATTCTTTACGCTTTTGTTGCGTTTCTTATGTCTAAACAAGCTAACGCATCAAATATAAAAATGACAACTTGTCGTTTAGCGGCGCAAGAGGTTGTTGGTAAATCCGATCTTTTGTGTTTCTACATTGGGGCTGGTAACACACAAGAGCAATATACATCTGAAGTCTATCTAGGATGTCAGCGTCAATATCAGTGCGTTTATAATCCAAGGCCAAAGGGTGCGAGCCTTAAAGATACAATGAAAAGTATAAAGGACGCACTTGAATGACGCAGAAAAAGTTTCAAGATGACACTGAATATGCTCAGTATGACCTAGACGGGGACGGAGAGATTACTGATGAGGAGTTGGAACACGCCAAAGAAATACGCGAGACAGAGCGCGACTTGCGTAAAAGCTTGGCTCAGTTGCGGATGGCACGATACACCTTGATAGGCATGGGGTTGTTTACGGTAGCCATGTTCACTCCCTTTGTTTCTGTGGAGCGCATCGAAGCATTGAGTGAAATCAGCAATCTTTTTTACATTTCGGGTGCGGGTATTGTTGGAGCTTACATGGGCACCACTGCGTGGATGTCTCGTAAGTGATCGACACTTTCTTACTCTTAGTGTATTTAGGGACAGGGGACTTTAGAAAGTTAGAGAGCGCAGACATGTATTTTTATTCTGTTACAGAGTGTAATTATTTTGCCTCGCAAGTTTCAAAAAGGTATGGAAACTATGCGTCCTCGCAGTACATCGACGCCAAAGACAGGGTTACCTCATACTGTATCCCGCGTCGAGTAGATCCTGAAACAGTAAAGGTGTATTAATATGTTACAGGCACTTATTGGGCCTATCGCTTCGTTAGCCGGGACTTGGCTAGATGGTAAAGTGGAAAAAACTAAGGCAGAAAGCGCAACGAAAGTCGCAAAGGCCAAGGCTGAAGCGACTATTATGGAAAAAAAGGCCACGGGTGAGATCGACTGGGATCTGACTATGGCTGAAGGCAGTAAGCACAGTTGGAAAGACGAGTGGCTTACCATTTTGTTCTCAGTGCCACTTGTGTTAGCTTTTTGCGGGGAGTGGGGCAGAGACATTGTAGCGGATGGATTTACTGCACTTAATGCTATGCCCGAATACTATAGATATACGTTAGGGATAATCGTGAGCGCCTCTTTTGGAACACGTGCAGCCACTAAGTTTTTTGGAAAGAAATAACTATGAACAAAGAACAATTACGCGAAGAAATAGCCGAAGACGAGGGCTGTAAGTACGAGATTTATTTGGACCATCTTGGTCTACCCACGTTTGGAATAGGAGCTTTGATTAAAGATGGTGATCCTGAGTGTGGTCAGCCTGTCGGTACACCTGTCGATGAAGATCGTGTACGTCAACGGTTCAATTTAGACATTGCAGTAACCATAGATGATTGCAGGGTTTTGTATGACGACTTTGATGATTTGCCTGAAGAGTGTCAGCATATCATAGCTAATATGATGTTTAATATGGGACGACCAAGACTTAGCAAATTTAAGGGCATGAAGGCCGGTGTTGATGCCCGTGATTGGAACAAAGCGGCAGATGAGATGGTGGATAGCCGCTGGTATGATCAGGTAACCAACCGTGCCAAGCGTCTGGTGGCGCGTATGAAAGCATTAAACGAAGCTGAATAGCTTGTGATATCTCCAAGGTGTGTTATAAGAACACATAGGATTTAATGCGGAGTTATCGGAGTGGATGAAGTTTACTTTGCGGAAGCTGTTTTTCGCATAATAAAAGAACGGCGACAAGGCATTCAAGACTTGTTGATTTATGACAACGTCAAGAATATAGAGCAATATCGTGAGCTCATGGGTAATTTAAAAGCCCTAGATCATGTGGAACAGGAACTCAAGGGCCTGCTAGATAAACAGGAGCGCAGCAATGACTGAAGCAAAAAGCGTTGATTTAAGTGCCGTATCAGAGGGAGTCGCTAACCTCGCAGAGGCTTACAAAGAGCCTACAGATAGGGTACTAGACCCCGAATCTATCGGTGGTTCTCTTCTAGAAAGAATGCCCACTCCAACAGGATGGCGTATTCTTGTTCTTCCATACCGCGGAAAAGGCAAAACGGACGGTGGTATCTACCTTCCTGATGCGGTTGTGCAGGAACAGACGGTTTCAACACAAGTCGGGTATGTCCTCAAAGTAGGTGATTTAGCCTATCTGGACACCGAAAAATTTCCTACGGGCTCTTGGTGCGCGGAAGGTGATTGGGTGATGTTTGCGCGTTACTCAGGATCTCGCTTCAAGATAGACGGCGGAGAAGTCCGGATCCTCAACGACGACGAGGTTTTGGCAAAGATTTTGGAACCAGAAGATATTCTTCATTTCTAGGAGCAGATAATGGCTGAAGCAGAAAAACAACAAATTGAATTGGATTTGGACGACGCGCAAGAGACAGAGGTGGATCTTGAAGAGCAGACGGTTGAGGATAATGCGGTAGAGGTTAGTGACGATCAGTTTGAAAAAGCTGAAAGTAATACGCAAAAACGCATTGATCGTTTAACTAAGAAGATGCGTGAAGCAGAGCGCCGGGAAGAGGAGGCGCTTCGGTATGCACAAAATGTGAAGACTGAAGCTGAACAGCTTAAAAATCGCATGAACACTCTCGACACTAATTATGTCAATGAATATACCAATCGAGTTACCACTCAGATGGGCACGGCGGAACAAGATCTCGCTAGAGCCATTGAAATTGGTGATACGAACGGTGTTGTGGAAGCACAGCGCAAGATGACATCTTTAGCTATTGAGAACGACCGTGCCCAGCAAGCCAAAGTCCAGCAAGAGCGTTATGCTCAACAAGTGCAAGCTCAACAACAAGCTCAAGTCCAGCAGCCCATGCCGCAACAACAGCCGCGTCGCCCGGACCCCAAAGCAGAAGATTGGGCCTCAAGAAATGAATGGTTTGGGTCTGACGAAGCCATGACTTATGCCGCTTTTGGTGTGCATAAAAAGCTGGTGGAAAACGAAGGGTTTGACCCGCAGTCAGAAGACTACTATACTGAACTAGATAAGCGTATGCAGGATGAGTTTCCGCATAAGCTCAAAAACGGTGGAAGCAAACGGCCCGCTCAGACAGTTGCTTCTGTATCCCGCACAACATCTGGGCGCAGTAGTGGGAAAAAGGTTAGACTCACCCCTAGCCAAGTTGCGATAGCAAAGAAATTGGGTGTGCCGCTTGAAGAGTACGCGAAATACGTGAAGGAGTAAGTTAAATGGCTGAAGAACAGAATGAAATGTTTGAAGGTACTGTAAAACGTACTTCCCGCGCAAACCAAACTAGGGAGAAGACGGCACAGCGTAAGCCGTGGGCTCCCCCGTCTATGTTGGATGCACCACCTGCACCGGATGGTTTTAAGCATCGTTGGATCAGGGCTGAAACCCGTGGTTTTGATGATACTAAAAACATTAGCGCAAAATTGCGTGAAGGTTATGAGCTTGTTCGTAAGGATGAGTACCCAGACTTTGAGGCCCCGGTACTTGACTCAGGTAAATACGAAGGTGTGTTTGGAGTAGGGGGACTTATTCTTGCTCGCATACCAGATGAAACGGTTGCTGAAAGAAGTGCTTACTTTAATCAAAGAAGCGCGGACCAGATGCAGGCTGTGGACTCTGATATGATGCGTGAGAATGCACATTCTACTATGACGATTTCTAAAGCAGATCGTCAATCTCGTGTAACTTTCGGTGGTCCTCAGAAATGACGACTACCTCTTTGTCAAATAGGAGAGACTAATGTCAAACATCTTGACAGGTGGATATGGCCTTCGTCCTATTGGTAAAACGGGCGGTAATCCCAATAACAACGCTACAACGATGTATGAGATTGCCAACAACTACACAACTGCTATCTACAACGGCGGGATCGTATGTCCTGCCTCCAGTGGA